AAATTTGTAAATACAAAATCAATTATAGAAGAAGTTCAATCGTCAAAATTTGATGACAATTTCGTATTAGAAGCATATGTAAATTCATATGATGGATATTCAGGTGCAGGTGATGTTTTAACAAAATTTGGAATGAGTCTAAGAGATGAAGTAGAGTTAACTATTTCAAAAGAGAGATTTGAAGATTTTATATCACCTTTTATGTCTGCATCTGATAATATAGATTTGGCATCAAGACCAAGAGAAGGAGACCTAGTATTTTTCCCACTTGGTCAAAGATTATTTGAAGTTAAATTTGTAGAACATGAAGAACCTTTCTACCAGTTAGGTAAAAATTACGTTTACAAACTTAAATGTGAATTATTTGAATATGAAAATGAAGTTATTGACACTTCAATTGATGCTATTGATACACAGGTTCAAGAAGAAGGATATATCTCTACACTTCAATTAGTAGGTGTTGGTCGCACTGCAACAGCAACAGTATCTCTTGGAACAGGATATATTCGTGAGATATTCTTAAATAATGATGGTTCTGGATTCACAGGAACACCTGTGGTTTCAATTAGCACCTCTCCGAGTGGTTTGGCAGGTGACAATGCAACTGCAGTTGCTTTTACAACAGAAAGAGCAGGTGTCAGATCAATAGAAAAAATTCTTATGACAAATGCAGGTGCTAATTATACAAGTCCACCTATAATTACATTTTCTGGAGGTGGCGGTACAGGTGCTGCAGCAACTTGTTCAATTGAAACTCCATCACAAGGTGTGCCTGGTGCACAAGGTGTTTTGAGATTTACTGTAACTGATAATGGTGTTGGTTTTGGAACAGCACCAATAATAACAGTATCAAATCCTGCGGGTGGAACTGCTGCAGATAAGGCAGTTGGTATTGCTTCTATGGGTGTAGATAGTGGAGGATTTAATATAGTTAAATCAATACTTGTACAGAATGCTGGAAAAGGATATACACTTCAACCTACAGTTACAATATCTGATCCAGAAACAATCAATGGTACTGGTAACTTTGAATTTAATGAAGTTGTTCAGGGAATGCGTTCAGGAACTCAAGCAAGAGTCAAAAATTGGGATGCTGATACAAGCATACTCTCTGTTGCAAACGTTAGTATTGGAGGAACAATTACAGGATTCTTTGCTGGAGAAGATATAAAAGGACTCTCTTCAGGTGCATTATACAGTCTCTCAAGATTCAACGAGGATGATACCACCGATAAATACAATGAAGGTGACATATTTGAGACAGAAGCAGATGCTATTGTCGATTTCACGGAATCTAATCCATTTGGTACATTTTAATGTTAGGAAATTACTTTTATCACGAAATAATTAGAAAGACAGTTATCGCATTCGGTACATTGTTTAATGATATTCATGTGCGACACGATGATGGTGCAGGTAATAGTATATCAGATATTAAAGTTCCTGTCGCATATGGTCCCAGACAAAAGTTTTTAGCAAGAATTACACAACAAGCAGAATTAAATAAAGCGACTCAAATTACATTACCCAGAATGTCTTTTGAGATTACAAATATTTCATATGATGCAACTCGTAAAGCAGGTATAACTCAAACATTTAAGGCAGCAGATAGTAGTGACGGTGGTAAAATGAAAAAGGTTTTTATGCCAGTGCCTTATAATTTGGGATTTGAATTAAATATCTTAGTTAAATTGCAGGATGATGGACTACAAATTTTAGAACAGATATTACCTTTCTTTCAACCAGCATTTACAATGTCAATTGATTTAGTTAAATCAATAGGTGAAAAAAGAGATATACCTATGATATTAAATTCAATTAGTCAACAAGATGATTATGAAGGAGATTTTTCAACTAGAAGAGCATTAATATACACACTTTCATTCACAGCAAAGACCTTTATGTTTGGTCACATTGCAAAAACTCCAGAAGGACTTATTCGCAAAGTTCAGGTCGATTACTACTCAGATACAAATACAAGAACAGCAAAAAGAGAACAAAGATATACTGTGGTTCCTAAACCTACAAAGGATTATAATGAAGATAATGTTATAGATACTGATGATACACCATTTATTGAACCAGGTGATGATTTTGGATTTACTGAAACAAGTTCATTCTTTGGTGATGGTAAAGATTTTGCACCTAATAGAGGAGTAGATATCTAATGAAAGATTCTTATGATTCATTAAATGACACTTTTAATACAGATTCTGTTGAAGTAAATGCAATTACTAAAACAGATAAAGAAAAAAGTAACATACAGAAACTCACTGATGATGTTGGTAAGGATTATGACTATACTCGTGGTAATCTATATTCTCTAATTGAGAAGGGTCAAGAGGCAATAAATGGTATTATGGAAGTTGCAGGAGAAACTGCAAGTCCAAGAGCATATGAAGTTGCAGGTCAACTAATTAAGTCTGTTGCAGATACGACTGATAAATTAGCAGATTTACATAAAAAGATAAAAGAAATAGATGAGGATAAAGCAAAACCACAAGCTAACGTTACTAATAATGCTTTGTTTGTAGGTTCGACAAGTGAACTTTCAAAAATGTTAAAAGATGGAATACTAAATAATAATAGCTCTGAATAGTCTGTAGATGGGAAGGACTTCCTGTAAAAAAGGACAATACTATTGTAACACTGATAAAAAGTGTAAACCAATTCCTGATGGATATGAAGTTCGTGAAGATGGATTTCTAGTCAAGGAGGGTTGGTCAGATAAGTATAAAAAGTCTATAGATTGTGATAACCCAAAAGGGTTTAGTCAGAAGGCACATTGTGCAGGTAAAAAGAAAAAGATGACTGAGGAGTCAAATCCTCGCATTGCCCGTAAAAAAGGTCAACCTGCAAAATCTAAAAAACATTCTGATTTGTATACTGATGAAGATCCTAAAGGAACTATTCATGGACTTGGTTTTAAGGATGTCGCAACAGCGAAAGCGAGTGTGGCAAAAATTAGGAAATCAAGTCGATCACACGCTCATAAAATTCAAGCAGCAATTGCTATGGAGCAAAGAGCGAGAGTGATGGGTAAAACCGCTGAAGCTGCAGTTTATCGAAAGTTTATCAATTCAATGAAGAAAAAAACTAAGAAAATGAATGAAGAGAAACACGGTGATCACGAACCAGAAATGATTCGTAGTCAGTTGAAAACTGCAAGTAGAGCATCTAAACGTATTGAAAAACATTCACGTAAGAAAGAAAATTTCAAAGCGTGGGTACAATCAAAGATAACTAAAGCATCTGATTACTTAGATACTGCTGCAGATTATCTTGATGGTAAAGATGATGTAAAAGAAGGTTCACTTCATAAATGGTTCAAGGGTTCTAAATCTAAGGACGGTAAAGGTGGATGGGTCAACGTGGTTACAGGTGGAACTTGTGCCAGTGATGAACCAGGTGAGGGAACACCTAAATGTGTTTCTTCTGCGAAGAGAGCAAGTATGAGTAAGAAAGAAAGATTATCTGCAGCGAGAAGAAAGAAAAAGGCAGATCCAAATCAGCAGTCTAAAAGAGGTGCTGCAAAACCAACATATGTTTCAACTGACAAACCTAAAAAGAAAAAGAAAATGAAGGAAGAATTTATCTCACTACCACTTCAACTTGAAGTTCCACAAACAGATGGAGAATTTAGATTAGGTCTAATGTTCCGTGAAAGTTTGGAAAAAGATCGTGGTATGCTCTTTGTATTTGAGACCACTGATCGCCATTCATTCCATATGAAGAATACTTTTATACCTCTTGATATTGCGTTTATAAACGAAGAGGGTATAATTGAAAGTATCAAAGAATTAAATCCAATGAGTTCGATTCCTGTATATCCTGATGGTAAAATAAGATATGCAGTTGAAGTAAATCGTGGATGGTTTGCAGAAAATGGTGTTGTTGTGGGAGATATTCTCTTGGAAGATATACAAGAACATCATAAAAAAGATGCTGATGGAAATACAATCCCACACGAGGATGAAGAAGAATTAAATGAAGTTAAAGATAGAAAAGGAAAAGGTAGTGGTACAAAAGATGCTTGCTATCATAAAGTCAAGTCAAGATATTCAGTATGGCCAAGTGCATATGCATCAGGTGCATTAGTTAAGTGTCGTAAAGTTGGTGCTGCAAACTGGGGTAATAGTCGTAAAGAGGAATATGTTCCTGAAGAAAAAAATCCTAAAATGATAGGGGTTACTAAGAAAGAGGTAGGGGTTACTATTAATAGGATTCCAAAGGTTAGTCCTACTATGATAGGGGGTTATGAGGATAAAAATAAGCCAGGTATAGGGGTTACTAAGGATAAGGTAGGGGTTACTATTAATAGGATTCCAAAGGTTAGTCCTACTATGATAGGGGTAAAAAAAGAACATTATGATTGGAGAGAAACTTTAGATGAAAAGTGTTGGAAAGGTTACGAAAAGAAAGGGATGAAAACAATGTTTGGTAAGAGGTATCCAAACTGCGTAAAAAAGACTAAGAAGGAGGAGTTTGAGGTCGAAACTTCTTCTTTAGATGAGAAACTAGTCCACGGAGCTTTTGGTAATTATATCAAAGGTCAAAAACTACCAAAGAATACAGAGAAAAAATATAAGGAACCTCCTTATAAAGATCTTGCAGCGTCTAATGAAATTGATGGTGAATTGACTGAAAAGAAAATGACAAAGAAGCAAATCAAAAAACGTGATGAGATTGCAGATGCAATTAGTACTAAAGATATGAAAGACAGATATGGTGATAAGAATGTAAAGTATGCGATTGCAACTAAGTTAGCAATGAAAGAAGATGTGACTGATGAAGCATTACTCATTCAAGATTGGAATGTTGATGAAATCAAGTATACTGAAGTTGAAGCAGTTGATATCATCAAACCAGAACCATTAAAACCATCTAACTGGAGAGAAGATTTAGATGAAGATTGGCAAAAGGTCAATCGTAAAGATAAGACTGATGGTTTAAGTAAAAAGGCAGTCAAGGCGTATCGTCGTGAGAATCCTGGTTCTAAATTAAAAACTGCAGTCACAAAAGATCCTAAAAAATTAAAGAAAGGTTCTAAAGACGCAAAAAGAAGATTATCGTTCTGTAGAAGAATGAAAGGTATGAAGAAGAGACTTACATCTGCAAAAACTGCAAGAGATCCAGATTCAAGAATAAATAAGGCATTACGTCGCTGGAACTGCTAGTATATTATTATGAGTGAAGTTTATCTTGGTAATCCTAATCTAAAAAAAGCAAATACACCGATTGAGTTCACGAAAGAGAACATTCAGGAATTCTTGAAGTGTAAAGACGATCCTGTCTACTTTGCGAACAACTATATAAAAATTGTATCACTGGATGAGGGTTTAGTTCCTTTTAGACAATATCCTTTCCAGAAAAAATTAATTAAA